GGTGGCTCAGATCGTCCATGTGGGGTCGACGGGCTCGATGACGACCAAGGGTGGCTCGGGCAAGTGCTGCACCATGTTTTGACCGTCTTGTTGAAACACGCGCACACGCTCGGTGAGCTTGAGTTTGAGGCCGAGGTCGTAGGCTTTGCCGTTGAGCGCATCGGCCTCAAAGGTGAAGCGATCGGCCATTTGTTCTTCGTTGAGCAAGATCTCGGGCTGGTGGACCCGTAGCCACTGCAGCACGGCCACCATGACCACATCGCTGCTATGCGCGAAGTCGGTCAACACAATCTCAAGCGTGTAGTGATACACGAACGACATGCTGCCATGGGCGCTGCTGTGGATGTGGCCACCGCTGATGAAGGTGAGCAAGTGGTCGGTGCTCAGGCTTGGCACTTTGGCCAAGAGGTGTTCACGAAGGCTTGGGGGCTTAAGCATGGTGATGCGCCTAATTGGTGTCGGTGGGTGTGGGGGTGGCGGTGGCCACGAAGTCTTGCAAGCCGGTCACTTGGTCGCTGAGTTGGTCAGCGACTTTCGCCACGCTTGAATATTCGCTTGCGCATCGACCGAGAAGGTCGCGGGCGGTGGCGGCGTCTTGAGCGAGGGTGGCAAGGCTGGCACTTTGGCTGGTTGCACCGGCATGGATGATGGTGCCGCGCAAGCTGTCAACAGCGCGGTCAACACCAACAGAATTGGCAAGGCGGGTGGTTTGGCGTGTTTGGTCGTCATGGGCAACTCGGTTGGCTTGGGTTTGAAGGGTTTGTTCTTTGTCGCGTTGTTCGCGCTCGGCTTTTTGGGTGGCTGTGGCCAAGTCAGCTTTGACCTTGGCCAAGGCAGCGCGGTCACGAAACGTGTTGGCCACCAGCGCCAAGATGACGACCAACCACCATGTGACAGGAATGCGAGAAGGCAGAAACATCACACGCGCCCCTTGTATTTGTCCAACCGCGTGGCGACCACATCGCGCACATGGTGGCGGTTAATGTCGCAAGCGCTGCGGGTGCCATAGAGGGGCTTGGTGCTTTTGAGGCACACACGTTCGACCTGGTCAAACCATGCCGAGGGGTTGCACCCTTCGCGCAAGGCACAGGCTCGACGCTCGTTGATGACACCGCCCACACCGCCGTTGTAGGCGGCATCGGTCATGGCCAAGCGCTGCGCGGGGTCGGTCACCAGCGGGGCGAGGCGGTTCCAACTTTGGCGCACCATCAAAACCATGGCGCGCATTTGAAGGTCGGGCCGTTGATAAACGGTGTCCCATCGCAGGGCATTGAGGCCACGCGGGTCGAGGCGGCGCACATCGGCCAAGGCATCAAAACGCTCGGTGCCATCGGCTTTGAATGCGCGGGTGACTTGACCAAAACCCGCGCCTTCTTCGCGCTGTGTTTTGAGTTGGGCGCGTGGGTTCCAGCACATCGACTTGATGGCAGGGCATCCACTCTCATGCTCGATGAGCGCACCAAAGTAATGGGGCGCTGGCATGTCGGGCCACACGTCATGCACTTGGGTGCTGAGTGTGGGCAGATAGGGCAGGGCTTGCGCGGGTATGTCGCGGCTCAGATCGAAGGCCGCATGGGCCTTGCTGGCCACGCTCATGCCCGTCACCACCAAGGCAAGGCCAAGCAATGCCGTGGTGACGAACGAACCAACCATGGCGAGGATGGTCTTCATTTTTGGAGCATCGCAAAGAAGACCAACAAGCCCACCAGCACGATGGCACGAAGCAAGCACACGCCAAGGTAGGCAGTGCCCGCCGCTTGGTTGCGCTCTAGGGCTTGGTCGTAGAGATCTTGGCTCGATGCGCGGCCCAACAGGCTTTTGGCAATGAGGTAGGCCAAGCCGGTGACCAACAGGGCTTGCGCCCACAGCTGTGCGCGCAACAGGGTGTCAGCACCACCGCTTGGGTCCGTGGCGACGAACCACACCAGCACCAACAGCGGCAGGATGACGAATTGAAAAAAGCGAGAGGTGAACAGTTTGGCGAGATTCATGGCGGTGGCTTTCAGTTGGTGGGGGCTGGTGGGTTGATGACGTTGACCGTGTAGACCTCTTTGACAAAGTCAAGCGAGATGGCGGGCGGGGGTGACAGGGTTTTGACTGCCCCCACCGCTTGGTTCATGGACAGGTTGATGGCGATTTGCATGACTGCCCCGTGCGCTTAGTACAGGGCCAGCAAGTCCGTGGCGGTGGTGCCCGTCTTTTTGACTGCAGCCACGCGCACAGGAAAGAACGAACCGCTCGGCACGTTCTTGAAGGTCACCACAGAATCGTCGGGCATGGTCACGGCCAAGTCGCCGCCGGTGCCCACATACAGGGCGCGGGGCAGGGTGGTGAATTTGTCGGTGTCCGAGGTCACCACGGGTGCTGCGAACTCGGCAGGGTTGGCGCTTGAAGGGGTGGATGCTTTGGGTTGTCCCATGGTGTTGGTCCTTTTAAAAAGTCTTAGCCAGGCGCACACCCACGGCGTTGCCGCTGCGGTTTGTGGTGGTGCCTTGGCGCGTGGTGGATTCGTCAACCGTGCGGGTGGCTTGCACTACGGTGTGGATGCCATCGGCCCAATCGGTGCGCCACGCAAGGCTCACGCTTGGCACCTCAAGGCGTTGGCGGTTGGGGGCTTTTGAGTAGGTGGTGATGTTTGTGTACTTGCTAACACCCAAGGCCACACTGTGGCCGCTGACCGGCTTGTAGATGGCCTCGATGGTGGTGCTGCGACCGTCCCATTCGTAGGGCAGGGCGGGGTTGTTTTGGTGCCCGATGTAGGCAGACAGCGAGCCACGCAAATTCAGTTTTGGAGAGGCGTTTCCTTCAACCGCAAAGTAATAGGTGTCGTAGTCCAAGCGGCGTTCGTAGCTGCCCGCATCACTCTTTTGGTTTTGCAAGGTATTGAGCCAAGCGGCTCGGGCTTGAATGCCACTGGCCAAGTGCAAGGCGTTGACGCTGGCACCCACCTTCTTGTGCAAGGTCGTAGGACCAACGGCGACATAGGGGCCAAGTGCTTTAGATTGACCATCAATCTCGGGGCGGTACACGCCCACCATGGTGTCGAGCAACCAGCCTTGCACCAAGGCTGAGTGGTAGGTCTGCGCACCAAAGGAGCTTTGTGCAATTTCGTTCAGGCCATGGAAGCGGCAAAACGCATCGGGCTCGCTGAGCCATGGGCTGGTGTTGTCATAGGTGCGGCACCACGACACTTTGTAGGGCAACACACCCACGCGTACACCGGCGCTGTCGGTCACGCGCATGGCGGCATCGAGGCGATCAATGCGGTGGCCGACCAGTCTGTTGTATTGGCCTTGGGCTGTCAGCACCACGGGGCCAAGGTCTGTTTCGACTTGGTGTTGCAAGGTGCCACGCGCCCAATGGCTGATGGGCTGCCATGTGTGGCCTTCGGGCAGTGAGTAGTTGGGGAGGTAGCGGGCCGAGGCCTCGGGCACGTGCCAGGCATCCACACCGACTGTGGCGGTGGCTGTGGTGGCTCGGGCTGGTCCACCAATGATGCACAGGGCGGCAAACAGCATCCACACGAATGCACCGGCCCAAAACTTGGCGCTCTTAAAAACAAGGTGCAACATCGCGGCTCCCAATGAAAAACGAAGTGAAGCCCACAGCGGGTGGGTTGATACCAACTTTGTGAATGAGTTGGTCAGGCGTTTGCACCACACGAATACCACGGTCGACCAAGCCACTGTCGGTGGCCATGCGCTCGGCGGCTTGAGGGCTCACACCCAACTCAGCGAAGGCCACGCGGGTGTCGGGGTGGTCGGCGGGCAGCATGACAACCAACAGCCATTGACGGTTGAGTAACACGGGCTGGCCGCTATAGGCCTGAATGAGATCAAGCCGATCGATGCGAAAACGCGGGGGCTTTTTGTTTGGCGCTTGGGCCAAGGCGAAGTCGTCGCCACGGTCAGCGGCGGCGATGGCCACGCGGGTGGCTTGCGAGGTGCTGCACACCCACTCAACAGCGAAGGTGGCGGTGCTGGCAAGGGTGAGCAACAGGGCGGTGATGATGTGTTTCATGTCAGCGCTCCACGCGGCCACGGCCTTGGTTGATGTACGAGTGGAGTTGTGAGACCTTGCTCTCAACACCCACCAGAAGGGTGCGCACTTCGTTGTTTGATTTGCCTAGGTCGTCCAGCTTTTCACGAATAGCGATCACTTCACGCTTGTCGGCTTTTTCTTCGGTCAAGTCTTTCACTTTGCGCTCTAGGATTTCCACATCACGACGGTCGGCTTTGGTTTCGATCGCGTGGCCGTGCAGTTCCAGCTTGTTGGTCATGTTGGTGTACTTCTCGGTGCCGGTGGATGCACCGGACACCACCCACACCATGACCGCGACCAGCGCGGCAACCAAGCCACCGATGACGGGCCACCAGTTGCGGATCCCTTGGCCAGTGATGGCACCCGCTGGTGCAGCTGGTGCAGCGGGGGCGGGTGGGCTCAACATCTGCATGGCGCGTTGCATCTGCATGAATTGCTCGATATCAAAGGGTGGTTTGTCGCTCATGGCTTTGGCTTTCATGGGTCAGTTCCACAGTTGCAGCACAGGCTTGGGGGCAGCTGGTGCAAC